ACGAATATCAGGTGTACGAGGCGAACGGCAAGGAGCGGATCGTGAGGTTGGAGTGTGGGTCACGTTGGATCGTGAAGGCGAAGGATCGCCCGTATGGGTTCGGGGTGTCGTTGGCGGTCGTCGATGAGGGCTGGGATGTGAGGTTGGCGAAGATCGAGGAGGGTTTGGAGCCGACGATGGCTGAGCGTGAGCAGCCGCAGATGTTGCTCGTTTCGACGGCGCACAGGTTGACCTCGTCGCTGATGCTGTCCCGCCGCCGGCTCGCCCTGTCGGAGCTGGAGCAGGGTGAGGGGTCGCTGTTGTTGGAGTGGTCGGCGCCCCGTGGGTCACGGCTCGATGACCGGGATGCGTGGCGGCAGGCGTCCGCGCACTGGGACCCGCGGCGGGAACGGGTGCTGGAACGCCGGCTCACCTCGGCGTTGGAGAACACGATCGAGGATCCGACGGAGCCTGATCCGATCGCGTCGTTTCGGGCGCAGTGGCTGAACGAGTGGCCGCCGAAGATCACGGACCCGACCGGCAACACCGAGGATCTCCTGCCGCCCGGGTTGTGGGCCGACTGTGCCGTCTCGGGTATTTCGTCGTCGGGGCCGGTGTGGGTTGCGGTCGAGGACGCCGAGGGGTTCGGTGCGGCCGTCGCTGTCGCGGCGAGGCTGCCCGACGGCCGGTTGGAGCTCGACGGCTGGTTGTGTCGTGACTGGGATTCGGCGATCCTGGATGTCGAGCGGATCGGCCGGCCGGTCAAGGAGCTGCTTGTCGGCGCGTCGCTGCTGGACAGGGTGCCGTCGGAGATGACACCTCGGCCGCGGCCGGCGGTCTCGACACAGACCCGCACCGGGCTGGCGCTGCTCCGCGACCTCGTCGTGACCGGCCAGATCGTCCATGACGACGATGTGACGGCGCAACTCGACGAGGTGTTCGCAGCAACCCAGGTCAGGACGACGATGGCAGGCCTGCTCGTGACGGGATCACCGGCGACACACCTCGTGAAAGCGGCGGTGTGGGCGCTCGCGGCGGCACATAGGCCGGCACCGGTTCCCGCCGTCGCCTGACAATCACGGGTTCGTGGCTTATAGTTGCTGGTAGGTGGGGCTTTTCACTCGTGCGATCCGGCCCCCCGACCCCGAGATCCCGAACTCCAACGATCCGGCGTCGGTGCCGCCCGCGACGGTAGGCCCGCCTTCTGCGGCTCCTGGGGATCCGCACGGCGTCGCCGTCACCGGGGCTTCGGCGCCGCCGTGGACACCACCCATCATCCGCCCGTCAGCCTGGTCCGGTTGGCCGGCCGAGTGGAACACGCCGAACTGGTCAGGCACATCGCTCAACACCCTCACGGATACCGCCTGGATGTGCCTCGACCTGAACTCGTCGGTGCTGTCGACGATGCCGCCGTACCTCGTCGGGGCCGCCCCGTCGTTGAACGCGGACTGGTTGACGAACCCCGACCCGGACATCTACTCGAGCGTCGAGGAGTTCTTGAAGCAGCTGTTCTGGGACTACCAGGCCGTCGGTGAGACGTTCGTCGTCGCGACCGCACGGTATTCGACGGGCTGGCCGGCGAGGTTTCGGGTGTTGCCGCCGTGGACCGTCAACGTCGAGATGGACCAGGGTGAGCGGTATTACTCGGTTGGTGAGGTCGACAAGACCGCCGACATGCTGCACATCCGCTACCAGTCCACCACCGCCGACGCGCACGGCCACGGGCCGCTCGAAGCAGGCGCCGCACGGCTGGTCGCCGCGGAGGTGTGGCAACGCTACGCCACCAGCCTCGCCTCGTCGGGCGGCGTGCCGCCGTCCGTGCTCGAGCATCCCGAAGAGTTGACCGCGGAGCAGTCCGCCCTCCTCAAGGCGCAGTGGGTCGAAGCCCGCATCAGTTCGATCGGCGAGCCGGCGGTGCTGTCCGGCGGGTTGCAGTGGAAACCGACCCAGGTCAACCCGAAAGACATGGCGCTGATCGAGCTCTCCCAGTACACCGACGCGCGGATCGCGGCGCTTCTGGGGGTGCCGCCATACATGATCGCGTTGCAGCAGGGCGACCCCACGACCTATGCGAACGCAACGTCCCTCTACGATTTTCACTGGCGCTCGAGCCTGCGCCCGAAGGCGCAGGCGGTCATGTCGGCGCTGTCCGGTTGGCTGCTCCCACGCGGCACGAGGGTCGAGCTGAACCGTGACGAGTACGTCCAGCCCGGCCCGTACGAGAGGGCGCAGACCGCCGCGATCCTGAACGGCATCGTCGACGCCCGCGGCAACCCCGCCCTGACCGTCGACGAGATCCGTGAGGCCGAGAGGCTCGACAACACCGCCCCCCCAGACCTCGCCGAAGGAGTGCTCCGATGACCGTCGTTCTCGCCGAACCCGTGATCGAGACCCGCTCCGGTGACGGTTTCCAGGTCGCCGAAGTCGACTTCCCACGTAGGCTCGTCACCGTTCTCGCAATGCCATATGAGCGTGCTGCCGAGATCACCGGCCCAGGACGGGTCTTCACCGAGATCGTGTCGCGAACTGCGTTCGACGGCATCGAGAAGCGAAGCAGCAAGATCAGGGCGAACCGTGACCATTCCTGGGATCGCCCGATAGGCAAGGTCGTCGGGTTGCACCCGTCCCGGAAAGAAGGGCTCGTCGCCGAAATCAGGATTTCACGGACACAGCTAGGCGAGGAAACACTCGAGCTCTGCGAAGACGACGTGCTGTCGGCGTCCGCCGGGTTCGGACTGCTGCGCCGCGACGACGGCCGAGTGTGGGAAGACGCCGAAGTGTGGGAACGGAACCGCACTGTTCGCCGGCTCAACAGGCTCTGGCTGGATCATCTCGCCCTGGTTCCGAATCCCGCATATCCAGACGCGTCCGTTTTGTCCGTCAGGCAGGCGCAGGAGCCCCCCAGGGCCGACGCGACCCCGAACCGGGACAGAATCATCCTGCAGACGCTCAGGGCGGAGAAGGCGGCGCTGGACGCCCGCTGGTCGTCTGGCTAGACTCGCGGTAGAGAGCAGGCTCCTCAGCCGTTAGAGACCAAACCGCAGGGCGGGACGGCTGTAGCAGGGGTTAGGCGCTCGAACAGGGATCCCGTAGCCCACGTTCGCGCAACCCCGAAAGGAGCCCTCACATGGGCGCGACCGATCAGATGATCGCCAGCTACATGGCGGAGATCGAGGAACGCAAGACGTTCATCGACGGCGTATTCGAGGCCGCCGGCGGCAAGGATTTGAACGACGAGCAGACCGCGCTCGTCAGTGACACCAGCAAGCGGATCGAGACGGTCTCGAAGAAGCTCGAGCCGCTCATCGAGATGAGGAAGATCGCCGGCGACAGTTCGGAACGGGTGCAGGAGCTCGCGAAGTTCATGCAGCAGCAGCCCGGCCCGGCCAAGCAGGTCGAATACCGCAGTGCAGGCGAGTACGCCCTCGACTACTGGCGTGCAGGGTTGGGTGTGGAGGAGTCGCGGCAACGGCTCGAGCTGTTCAACCGGGCCGCCGCCCACCAGACGACCACTGACAACCCGGGCCTACTGCCGGAGCAGATCCTCGGGCCGGTCATCAACTTCGTCGACGATGCCCGCCCGCTCGTGTCCGTGTTCGGGCCCAGGCAGCTCCCGTCGGGGTCCTGGTCGAGGCCGCGGATCACGCAGCACACCGCCGTGATCGCGCAGTCGGCGGAGAAGGCCGAGCTGACGTCGCAGAAGATGACGATTTCGAAGGTGCCGGTGACCGCCACCACCTACGGCGGCTACGTCAACGTCAGCCGTCAGGACATCGACTGGACGATGCCGCAGGTGATGGACATCGTCATTCAGGACCTCGCCTCCGTGTACGCGCAGAAGACCGAGGACGTTTTTGGTGACGCGCTCGTCGCGGGTGGGACCGCCGCGACTGCGGCGACGACGATCCCGACGGGTGCCGCGACCGCTGCCGGTGTCGCCGGCGCCGTGTGGGCCGCCGCCGGGCTGGTGTACGCCGCCACGAAGGGGCAGGGCCGGTTGGTGCTCGCGGTCGCCCCGGACATGCTCGGGCTGTTCGGGCCGATCTTCGCCCCGGTCAACCCGACGAATGCACAGTCGACCGGGTTCTCCGCCGGCAGCTTCGGGCAGGGCGCAATGGGTGCCATCAGCGGCATCACCGTCGTCATGTCCGCCCAGTTGGCGGCCGGCACCGCGTTCGTCGCGTCGACGGCGGCAGCTGAGGTGTACGAGGACCGCATCGGCTCGTTGCAGGTTGTCGAGCCGTCCGTGCTCGGCGTCCAGGTCGCCTACGCCGGATATTTCGCGCCGCTGATCATCGAGGCGACCGGCATCCAGAAGATCGTGAAGACGGCATGAGCGGCGGCGAGATCTTCGACGACCCGAACAGGCAGGCGGTCGGCCTCGAGCCGGCCTGGGTCGAAGGCACCGGCGGCTCCGGCGAAACCCCGACCCCGCAGAAACGCGGTGAGGAGTCGAAGCTGCCGGGGCAGCACGCCGGCCTCGACGAGCTCGCCGACGAGCGCGGCCACGAATGGTCACGGGACGACCTGACCGTCTCCGAGAAGCAGGAGGAGCTCGGAGGGAAGTGACTGCCGTCAAGGTGACCCGCCGGTTCCGCGAGCTCCGCGACGTTGAGTTCGGGGTGCCGTTCGACGGTGACGTCGCCGTCTACGACTCCGTGCTCGACGAGCTCGTGATGCGGCCCGCGTCAGGGCCGACCGGCCCGCAAGGAGTGACCGGCGAGACCGGCCCGCAAGGGCCGGAAGGGATCCAGGGTGTTGCCGGGCCGACCGGGCCGCAAGGGTCGGCCGGCACCGGCATCACCATGAAAGGCACCGTCGCCACCTCCGGGTCGCTGCCGCCGGCGGGGAACACGCACGGTGACGCCTACATCGTCGAGGCCGACGACTCCCTGTGGATCTGGGACAGCGCCGCCTGGGTTTCCGGCGGCCCGATCCAGGGGCCCCCCGGCGCCCCC